TGCATTTGCTTTCTTAGCCCAAAGAAACTTAGCGGCACTTGATGCTCTAGACAAGACAGCAGGCAAACTTGGTGTATCAACTAAGTTCTTAAGTGAATATGCAGAAGTTGCCAAAGAAGCAGGTCTTGAAACTACACAGTTCAACGTTGGTCTACAAAGATTTCTACGAAGATTAGGTGAAGCACAGCAAGGTGCAGGAACACTAGTCAAACCATTAAAAGAACTTGGTATCTCAGTAAAAGATGGTAATGGTAACTTCAGAGAAGGAACAGAAGTCTTCCAAGAATATATCAAAAGATTATCTGGTGTATCAAACGAAAGTGCTAAACTAAGATTAGCATTCGCGGCTTTTGATACAGAGGGTGTTGCGTTTGTTAACGTTGCTAACCTTGGATCAGAAGCAATCGAAAAGATTAGAGAAGATGCTGTAAGAGCCGGACTAAGTTTAGGTAAAGATTTAACTAAAGGTGCGGCAGATGCCCAAGATGCATTGAATAGATTATTGCGTAGAGCAAGAGGCTTTTCATTACAGTTCTTTGGATCATTAGCACCAGGCATAAAGTTACTTACAGATTCATTAACTGAAGCACTTGATGAAGCAATCGCTGGTGCAGGTGGTATGGAAGCATTCTCAAAAGATTTAGCCGCAGACTTTATTGATGCATCATCTACATTCTTATCAGGTGCCGCAAAGTTATTTGACGGCTTTACAAACTCAATCAATCTTGCTGGTAATGTTGTTAAACAATTATTAGTTTCATTGTCTGGTGTTATACCAGGAGCAAACTTTGAGTTTGGGCCTAAACCAGATAAAGGTGTATTACTAAGTGCCCTTGAAGTAGAGTTAGCCGCGGCAGAGGCTAAAGTAGAAGAATTTTCACAGGCAATGGGAGCAAGTTTAACACAAGCATTAGCCGAAAATGACTTTAGTGGACTTGGTGCAGGTAACATACAAATCTTTGATAGTCTATCAGCAGATGTTCAAAAGATAAAAGATAGAATAAAAGAAGTCAAAGAAGATACTACAATCTATTTTGAATTAGTAGAAACTGAAAGCACAATGGCAAGTGATGCTGTTGGCAACATAACAGAAGCACTAGAAGGGCAATCACAAGCACTTAGAGAATCAGCAGAGAAAGCCAGAGAAAATGCTGAATTGAATAAGTTGTATCCAAAGTATGAAGATGCAATTATTAGATTAGCAAACGCACATAAGACTGACCTTATCCCTGCTATAGACAATGCAAAAGATTCAAATGATAAGTTAAACAACTCACTTAACACACAAACTTCAATATCAACAAGAGTAATCGAAGGGATTATCCAGAACGATAAGAACTTAAAATCATTACAATCTACATTACAGATTGCAGATGAGATTGCACGTAAGTTTGGTATAAGTGAGAAAGTTTTAAGAGAAGAATTAGAAAAACAAATACAAGCAATCACCGGAATAAAAGAATCACAAACAGAGTCAAACGCAGTTAGAGAAGAAGCAACACGTTCTGTAAGTATGTTTGACCAGTTTATGCACGACTTGATTGAAACGTCAAAAGCAAGTGTGCGTGAAGATATGCACAAGCAAATGGCAGTTAAAGTTTTAAGAGAAGAATTAGATGCTGGTAGATTAAACATAGACCAGTTTGCAGAAGCAATGTCAAGAGTAAAAGACATTACTAAAGAAACAAAAGATGAGATAAAAGAAACAACAAAAGAACTAAGTGGGTTCGATAAGTTTATGAAAGACTTAAGTGACCGTGCCGATGCCGCAGTTGCAGAAGATACTTTCAGAATGATGGCACCAAAAGAGATATTAGCAAAAGCAGGAACACCTGGCTTTAGTTTAGACAAAGTTGCTAAGATGATGGAGATGATTGGTGCAGGAACAAAAGCAGGTGGAAAAGATACAGTAACACCTGAAGCACCAGAACCAACAGAGTTTCAAAAGTATTTCAAAGGTATAGTTGATGGAGCAAAATCAACTGTGTTGCCGCAAAGACACGCGGCTAAGGCTTTAGAACATCTGAATGAACAATACAAGTTAGGTAAAGTTGATTTAGATGTTTATAATGAAGCAACTAGAGTATTACAAGAGCAACTAAAAGGCACACCAACAATGGTTGATAAAATAGAAGATGCCTTCAAAGCAATGTCTGGATCAATAGCATCTACATTTACAGATGTTATCTTTGGTCTAAAAGATGGCTTTACAGCGTTACAAGATATTGCTTTATC